CGGCACCGGCATCTAGTCATACACTCAGTCGTCCCATCTCCAGGGTGAGCTGGGAGCACGCTCGTGTCGATGCCCACCTCCGCGCCGTAGCCTTTCTCGAAGGACTCCCGCGAGGCCGCCCCGTACTTCTGCGCCCGGTCGTTCAGCCTCGCCAGCGAAAAGGAATCCAGCCCCTCACTGCGGATCTCCGTCTTCCACCTCTGCAGAAACCGGTACTGCCGCTGCACCGCGTTGCCGACAGTGCCGTAGTCCCGGAGGCCCATCTCGTCGAACTTTCCGCTGTAGCCGATGCCGTACGCGCTCGTGTGCAGCTTCCGGATTTCCCCGCGCATCCGGCGGAACCACTCGTCGGGCTGGATGCGCCCCTGCTTGAGCTGCACATTGAGGTCACGAGCGCGGTTTTGGAAGATGTCCTGCCGGGCCTGCAGCGCCTCCCGTTTCTCCGCGAGCGAGAGGCGCCATCGATTAAGTTCAAGGTCGCCACGATCCCGAAACTCTAGGTTCGGTGCCCCGCCTGGCACGGCCGCGACCTCCTGCTGGTGGCCTTCGTGGGCGAGGTCGCCAGACGGCGTCACGACGAGGTTCTCCGGCTGGTCCGACTCCGATCCGCTGGCCCGTTGCGGGTCAGGGACCTCTTCTGGAAGGTTCTCCACGATCGGCCGCAGCTCGGGATACTCCGAGACCGCGCCGCGAAGGAGCTGAAACTCTTCCTCCAAATCGGATTTTGTCGGCTGCGAGTCTGGCATCAGTACACATCTTTGTCTTCAAGATAAGCCTCGGCATCGCCATCAAACCGGCGCACTCCGTCGCTGCTAAATAGCACATTGGCGTTCTTCACGTGCTGCGCATCGCCCTCGGCCTCCAGCTTCCGGGCTTCTGCCTCTAACTTCCGGTTGGCAAGCGACTGCCGGTTCCACTTCAGCTCGTAGCGGCCTGTGAACCGGGCATCGCCCTGCAGGGTAAGGTAGCGGTCAATCACGTCCCGCGCGATCCGGAGCCGGCGACGGTCCCTCTTTTTGGCTGCCTCCGCCGCGAGACTGTTTTCGTTTTGCGCCCGACTTGCGTTCATCCCGTCCCCGCTCATCTCCAGATTGGGATACATCCACCTGGGCGTTTGCGAGGCCGCGACGATAAGCCCATTGTACTTCGATTGGTGGTCCCCAAAATGCTGCATCAGGCTCGCGTCCACGTTCCCGATCACCTCCGCACCGACAGACGCGCCCTTCACAGAGTGGAAGGCATCGGCCGTCTTTCCTTTCTTCCGCTTCGCCATCACGTCGGCAATCTGACTCGCAAGGGACTGAATAGATGTTGGCACTTGGTTCCCGTCCTCACTCTCAACCGGTGGGTTGGTGTCCTCATCATACTCCTCTGTAAAGAGCATGGACGGGTCGCCAAAGCGGTACCACCCGTTCGCCACGGCCTCGTACATTCGGAGCACCGCTTCGGTCTGTGTTACCAGTGACCATGCCATCGGTCGGGGCCACCCTTCCTCGGTAGGCTGGCTAAAGGTGAGCGTGTGGACGCGGTCGGAGTTGCCGATGCGGCGTTGCTGGGTATCCGGAGCGCGGGAACGTTGCGTCTGATAAAGCTCATCAAGGCCATCTCCATCCCGGTCTTCCAGCGTGAGCGTCCGCGGGTTCGGCACGACCAAACGCTCGATGCTTGACCCATCAATACGCGTTTCGCCAGCGACTAATCCGTACTCGTCGGCCTTATCGGAAAGCAGGTCGAGGTATGTATCCAGTCCCTTCTGCGGCGCGTCTGACGAGTAGCCCACCGAGACCGACTGAATGAAATCCTCAATCGCGCCTTTGAGCCCTTCGTCGTCGGACCCAACTTTCAGTTCTCCCTCCAGCATCCGGCGATTCTTGATCGCCGAGTCGAGGGTCGGCACGTACCGCCGCATCACGTGGTAGACGATCAGTTGCAGCTCCTTAAAATGGCCGTGGCCGTACCGGTGACGGGTGATCTGCAAGATCGGGTGCCGCGTCGGCACGCCGTCCAAATCGCCAGCCTGCACGGCCGTCGGGTAGCGGGCGCCGCGAACGTGGCTGAGTTCCACGCCGCTTGGCAGAGCCGCCTCTAGCTTCCGATCGGCCTGCTGGACGAGCTCGCCTGCATTGGGCGTTGAGCGATCTGCATTGGGCGCAGGCGCGTCTACAGTGACGCCCGTGTACGAGTCCGTGACCGATTCTGCACTTCCGTTCAGTTCCATAGCGAGTCTGTAACTATCGGGTTTGCGTGAAGCCGCCGCCGAAGCTTTTGGCGCGATTTTTCTGTGAGTGCGTGCCGTACCGACCGGCATCGCAGTTGTGCACGAGGACGCCGTTGGCGAAGTATTCGTGCTCATCTTCGACGGTGAGGTTATACACTATCTTCCTTCCGCTTCTGCCAAGACAGTTTGCCTGCGCAGGAAGCAGAACAGGTTCTCGTGTCGTCATACTTGTTCGCAGTGAAGGTCTCGCCGCAGATGACACACTCCCGCTGCTCGTCGTCATCGCCGCGCTCACGCCGAGCCTTTGCCTTGCAAGCATTGGAGCAGAAACGTGTCTCTCCAAATGTCTTTGTTTCATAGATCTCCCCACACTGATCGCAGGTATGCTCCTCCGGCTCACGTTCTTCCCATAGCCGCTTTCCGAGACGCTCATGCCACTCTCGACCTTCCTCCGAGCGATGCCATTCCGCTGCCTTGGAACGGAGAAGCTTAAGCTGTTCCTGTCGGGCCAATGTCCTGCGACGCCCATCCTGGGACAAATGCTCCGCTTCAGGTAGGCATTCAAGATTCTCCAAGTCGTTATTGAGTGAGTTGCCATCCTTATGATGAATGTGACAGCCCTCCGGAATTGGGCCATTTTCGACCGCCCATTTAGCCCGATGAAGGTATCGCTCGCCTGCAACCTCGGACCCCCTACTGCACTGGTAGTAGTAGCGGTCTGCCCGGTGTGGGGAGTTTGGATAGCGACGGAATGATGTGCCCTTGAAAATGACTTGGTCCATATCAAATCCTCGTTTGTTAGACTGGAGATAGGGAGCCATCCAGCCGATGTCCAGACGGGATGGCCGAACGTACATTCTAACAAACGCCCTGCGATATGGTATGTTGCCGTCTCTTTGAATCCTGTCACCCCGCACTTTAAAACTGGCTTGTAGCCTTCTCGGGTAAGCACCAAGTCCCCAGGTTGCACTTTCTCAATCGGTTTTTGTCCCTGTCGGGTCGTTATGAGAGTCCCAGCGGCAAAGCAGCCGTGGTCTGCTTTCTTGACCGGCTCGTCGAGGATGTTGCCGTCAGCGTCGGTGTCCCACTGCAGCCCCTCCATCTCCTCCTGCAACTTGCCACTGGAGCGCGTCACGAGAAGCCGATGATCTTTTACGGTTCGCACGGTCGCCTCGTAGTCACTTTTCTTTGCGGGTCGGGCGTCGAAACCCGCGTCTTTGAGCGCCTCGATCCGGTCCGGCTCGTCGTCGCACCAGATCGGGACGCCCTCCGGCACATCGTGGCGCTCTAGCTCATCAATGAGGTCGCTGTTGCGGAGCTGCGTGTCCCGAAAGACCTCGTGCCACGTCAGATTCACGTCCTCCCCCATCACGTCTCGCCAGCGACAGTCCACGAGCACACAGGGCGCATTCCAACCAAAGTCTAAGCCGAATGCGCGGTCATCACACCGATCCAAAGGTGGTGGGCGCTCGGTGATCGTCCAGTGCGGGAAGATGATGCGGTCGGACTTGGCGCGCTTCCCGAGCCCGTAGACCGCCCACTCGGCCGGGTCGCCCGCAATGAGCACGCCGTCACCCTCGTAGGTCAGCGTCCAGTCGACCACTTCCGTCCCGTCGGCCTCGCGGTAGACCGGCACATCGGCCTCGATGTCCTCAACCTGCGCCTCTGGCAGAAATGGATTGTCGCGATAGGTGCTGTTAAAAACCCGCTCTCGCCCGGAGCCAATCACGAGATCATCAATCCAGTGACTGCGGCCGTGGCTCGGGTTATAGTCCATCACGATCGTCTCGCGGGTGCGGCGCCGGATCTCGCGGAAGATGCCAGCGCTGATTTCGTTCGCTTCGTTGATCCACTGGATGTCCCGCTCCGGACCCTCCAACTTCTTCCGCTCATCGGCGCCGTAGAAGCGGAGCGTAGACGCCGCCGAACCGCCCGGCACAGAAACGACCTCGTGCGTCTTGTTGTGCACCTCTTCCGAGTAAACGCCAAGTTCCTCCAGCCATCCGATCGTATCCCCCATTGCTGATCGGCGCAGCACCGGCATCGACTCGCGACAGATGTCAATCTCGACAGCACGGCGCACGGCCGCCACGCAGAGGGCTTGCGCGATGGACTGCGTCTTGCTAGATCGCGTCCCACCCTCATGGACGATGTACCGCACGGAGTCATCGGCCAGCGCCTCTACGGTCTTGATCGCGAGAGGCGTCACGTCCAATGTGATCGCCTGTCCATCACTCATCAGTCTCGCCATCTTTGAT